GGACATATAACACCAAATCACCAGTTAGGAGGATCTACAAATGTGGTGGTAAATGTAGATGCTTCTGGTTCTTCTGTTGAAGGTGATGAACAAAGAGGAAAAGAGCTTGGTCGTCTTATATCAGTTGCTATACAATCAGAATTAATACAGCAGAAAAGACCTGGAGGTTTACTTGCATAATGGCTACATTTCCTTCAATTACACCAACATATGGACAGCAAAAAAGATCCGCACCAAATACTAGAATAGTACGTTTTGCTGATGGTTATGAACATAGAATTTTATTTGGATTAGCCCAACATCAAAATCCAAAAGTATTTAATTTTACTTTTAATGTTTCAGAAACAGATGCAGATACTATAGAAACTTTCCTTGATGCCAGAGCAAATGATACTGCCAGCTTTGATTTTCAACCACCAGGAGAGGCTAGTTCATCTAAGTTTGTATGTGAAGCATGGAGTAAATCAATTCCGTATTTAAACAGAGCCACAATACAGGCAACATTTAGAGAAGTATTTGAGGCATGACTGTTTATACTTGGAGTGCTAGTTTATCTGTTCAAGTTGATGATGTTGTAAAACCAACAGCATCTCAAGTAAATGGATACTTTTTTTTAGTTACAACTGCTGGTACTACAGGCACTAGCGAACCTAACTGGCCTGTAATAATTAATGAAGATGTAAATGATAATAATGTTGTTTATAAATCAATAAGTGCTCTTTATGATGAAATTTCTAAAATAAATCCTTCTGCAATTATTGAATTATTTACCCTTGAATTAAAAGAAAAATTACATTATCCAGATGGAATCCCTGCTGGTTTGGATACAGTTTATAGATTTCATGCAGGTTCTAACCTTAATTCAAATGCTGAGATAGTTTGGGCTGGTAATACTTATCAAAGATTTCCGTTAATAGCTGAAGGTTTTGCATATCAACGTGGACAATTACCTCGACCTAAATTAATTGTAAGTAATGCTCTTGGCACGATTACTGCTATTTTAGACTTAATAAAACCTAATGATTTAACAGGAGCTACACTAACCAGAATAAGAACTTTGGCACGTTTTTTAGATGCAGTCAATTTCCCTGGGAATAGTAATCCTCTTGGAACTCCTGACCCGTTAGCAGAATTTCCTAGAGAGATATATGCTATTGATCGTAAAGCTAATGAAAATAGAGAAGTTGTTGAATTTGAATTAGCAGCAGCTTTTGATTTAATTGGTGTTAAAGCACCAAAAAGACAATGCACTAGAAGTCTATTTCCATCTTTGGGATCTTTTGCATAATGCATTGGAAAGATAAGGCGTTAGATCATGCCAAAAAAGATTCTCCTAAAGAATCTGTAGGTTTACTTGTTAATGTCAAAGGCAAAGAAGTTTATTATCCATGTAACAACCTTTCGTTAAATCCAGATAAATGTTTTGTATTAGACCCAGAGGATTATGCTATTGCTGCAAATTCTGGAGATATAATTGCAATAATTCATAGCCACCCAACAACTAATTTAGTATTTAGCGAAAGTGATAAGGTTAACTGTGAAAACAGTAGGCTTCCGTGGCATATAGTAGACCCTAGAACGGGTAATTGGATCTATAGAGAACCTGATGGTTATATTCCTGATCTGCTTGGCAGACAATGGATCTGGGGTGTTACAGACTGTTGGAGTTTAGTTAGAGATTATTATAAAAAAGAAAAAAATATACTTCTTAAAGATTATGACCGTAGTATGTCTCCAGAAGAATTTTTAGAAAATCCCTTATTTGAAAGTTATGCATGGAGAACTGGTTTTAGAGAATTGCGTGTAGGTGAAAATTTACAGGTGGGAGATGTTTTGTTGATGAGTATTATGCATCCAACTTTAAATCATGTCGCAATTTATTTGGGAGACATGGTTTTACACCATTTAGCAGATAGACTTAGTTGTAGAGAGCCTTATAGTTTATGGTTGTTAAAATGTACAGGAAAGAGGTATAGGTATGTTAAGAACCCTTAAACTATATGGTGATTTAGCTAGTTATACCAAACAGAATGAATTTGATGTTGTTATAAATTCTGCTGCTGATGCTGTTAAATTCTTAGTTTATAATTTTGATGGCATAGAAAAATATATGTCAGATAAAAACTATAAGGTTTTAGTTAATAAGAAAGAAATATCTAAAGATGAATTGCATGACCCTTTAGGACAATCAGATATTAGTATTGTGCCTGTTATAAGTGGTGCTGGAGGTAGAGTTGGTAAAATTTTATTAGGAGGTGCACTAATAGCGATGTCTTTTGGTGCGTTAGGAGGGGCTGGTTTATTTGGTGGAAAAGTCGTAACTGCTACTAAAGCTGGAGGGCTTTCATTTGCTGGTGCTAATTTTGCTGCGAAATCTGCTTTTTATATTGGTTCTTATTTAGCTTTATCTGGTGTTTCTGAATTATTGTTCCCTATTCCCGATGCAAATACTGAATCAGATCCTCGGCTATCATTTAATTTTAATGGAGTTCAAAATACTGCTAGACCTGGAACTGCACTTCCTATAGTATATGGAGAAATAGTTACAGGATCGGTAGTTATTTCTGCGTCTGTAGACACTAACCAAGTTCAAGTAGAAACTGACGAATGACAAAAGTAATTAAAGGAGCAGGTGGTTTTTTTGGTGGTAAACCTAAAGCACCTTATAGAGCACCTGATACTTTAGAAAGTAAACAATTTGCTACTGTTTTAGATTTATTATCCGAAGGTGAAATAGAAGGTTTTGCTACACCTTCAAAAAAGGGTATTGCTAGAAGTGCTAGTCATTATTTAACTTCTGCTTTGTCTGATGTTTTTTTAGATGATACGTCAATTTTAAATATTAATAAAGAATCGGACGATTATTTAACTAGAGTACAAAATACATCAAATAGCGATTTTAATTATTCAGACGTAACTTTCAGAGCAAGATATGGTATTAGTTCACAGACTCCACTACAAAATATAGAAAACGAGGGTAGTGAAGGCGGAAATGAAATTACAGCACAAGGAGGATTAACTTGTACTCAAGCAAGTGGCGGTAGAGTTCTAACTATTACAGACAGCAATCCAAGAACAATACAAGTTAATGGAGAAACTGTACAAAATCCTGCAAGAGTTGATGCTGTAAAACTTGTTATAAGTTTTCCAGAATTACAAAAATTTGAAGATGATGGTGATATTTATGGCTCGGAAGTTGAGTTAAAAATACAGTTAGCTTATGTAGGTGATAATGGTGATGGTGGAACTAACTCAAACAACACTGGAGGTTTTGCAACTGTTGTCGGCTCTGATAATGACTTTGATCCCAATTCCGAAAATAATACCAATGAAATAATTTCTGGAAGAAGTAAAGACCTCTATCAAAAACAATATCTAATTAACTTAGATGCTAATAATAGTTTCAGTTCTGTACAGATAAAAGTAATTAGAAAAACTGCTGATTCTTCAGATACAGATAAACTTCGTGATGCTTTTAAAATTACAAGTTTAACTAAAGTATTTCACGAAAAGCTATCTTATGATGACTGTGCTTATGTTGGTGTACGAGTAGATAGTGAACAGTTTAGTAGTGTGCCAAAAAGAGCTTATCGTATTCGTGGAATTAAATGCAGGATACCTGGTAAAAGTGCTTTAGAAGTAACTGCTAATTTTTCATATGAAGGAACAGTCGTTACTGTGACAACAAGTTCAGTGCATGGATTAGTTTTAGGAGATTTTATAACTGTTAAAGATGGGAACTCAAATATAAATGGTTTTCATGGATTAACTGAAACACCTGATCCTACTGGAGCACCGAGTGGAGTAACTTTTAAATACAGTGTTAGTGCTAATAATACTGGCAGTGCTGTAACTGGAACTTTAAAATATCAAGTTACTCCTAATACAGATATAGCTGATGGAAGAATTAACTACCCAGCAGGTTATGTGTTTGGCGGTGAAATGGGAGTTACTGTTTGGACTTCATGTCCTTCAATGATTCTTCTTGATCTTTTAACTAATTCAAGATATGGATTTGGACAGTATTTAGATCCTACAAACAGTTTTACTACTCTTGGCACATCTTCAACTATTGATATACAAAGTTTTGTTGCTGCCAGCAGATATGCAAATGAAAAGATAGGTGACGAAGCTCGGTTTAGCTGTAATTTAAACTTACAAACTGCTACTGATGCATATGATCTGATTAATGCGTTGGCAGGTGTAATGAGATGTATGCCTATCTGGACTTCTGGTAGATTATCTTTATCGCAGGATAAACCAACAGATGCTACTTACTTATTTAGTTTAGCTAATGTATCAGAAGCAGGATTTAACTATTCTGGTGCAAGTGCAAGACAAAGACATACAGTTATCAGGGTTAGTTTTTTTAATAATGAAACAAGAGAGATTGATTATGCAGTATATGGTGACGATCTAAGTGATCCTGTACAAAAAGCAAGAATTGATAAATTTGGAATCATAGAAAAAACTGTAAAAGCATTTGGTTGTACTTCTGAAGCTCAAGCATTGCGTTTAGCAAGAGCTATTGTTTTCTCTGAGGAAGAGGAGTCAGAAGTAGTTACTTTTACAACATCTATTGATGCAGGTTCAGTAGTCAGACCAGGTAGTGTTATTAATGTAAACGATCCAGTTAGATTAGGTCATAGAGTAGCTGGCAGAATAAAAGCTATAAGTAGCGATAGGACAGAAATTACGGTTGATGATGCTACGAACTTAATGTCTATTTTAGGATTGGAAGGTGGTGGTGATTTTAAATTAACTGTTATTCGAGATGACGGAATTTTAGAAACAGAAAATATTATTGAATCTGGTACAACAAGTACTGTTATAAAAACACAGGCTTTTTCTGACCATTTGAAAGTAAATAATATATGGATCGCTGAAAGTACTACTGCTGTTCCTCAATCTTTTAGGGTGGTAAATATTGAAGAACAAGATGGCACTAATTATGTAATTACAGCAATTAAATATAATGAAGGTAAATATGCAAATATTGACGCTGGTACACCTATAGTTAGAAAAAATATAAGTTTAATTAATGCAGATGCATTAGCACCAGAAGTATTAAATGTTGAAGAACAGCTTGTATTAATTAGAAACAAAGCAGTTAATCAGGTTCTTGTAACATGGCCTCCTGTTTTTGGTGTGTCTCAATACCAATTAAAATATAGATATAAAAGTGGATCAACTGTAGGTGGTTGGAATGTTCATGTTTTATTTAGTCCTGATTTTATAATTCCCAATACAGTTGCAGGTGGGTATCAAATTGAAGTCCGTGCATATAATGCTTTACAAAAATTAAGTAATGCCAAAATATCTGGTATTTTTACCACTGTTGGAAAATCTGATCCTCCAGGAGATATTCAAAATTTAACGGCAGAATTAGTTGGAGATGACAATATTAGATTGAGATGGGACGAATCAATTGATACTGATGTTTTACATGGTGGTTATGTTTATATCAAACATTCCAGCTTATTAAGTGGTGCTACTTGGGAAAATTCCAGTGATATTACATCTCAAATTGCTGGTTCCAGTACTGAATTTATAACAGCAGCATTAACTGGAACTTATTTGGCTAAATTTGTAGATGATGGAAATAGAAGAAGTAAAAATGCAAAATCAATAACCCTATCAAATACTAGTCTGTTAAATTCAAAAGTTGCTCATACAGTACAAGAACAAAACGGCACTCCATTTGCAGGAGCAAAAACTAATGTTGCTGTTCCGTCTAGCACAAGTTACCTTGCTCTGTCATCTACTAACAGCACTGGAATTTATACTTTTGAAAATGAAATAGATTTAGATCCAAATAATTTAGGAAATGATTTTGTTGTTAATGTCGAAAGAATATTAGTTACTCAAGGTGAATTTATAAATGCACTGACTATTTCACAATTAATTCCAGATCCACCTCCCTCAAAAGGTGGCCCTTCAGATGGAGGCTGGAATAACTATGCAAAAGATGGTAATTTTTCTGGATCACCAGCCGATAAAGTTAACTGCAAAATGCGTGTTCAAACTAAAAAAACAAGTGACTCCAGTTTTAGCGAGCCATTATTATTAGGAAGTGGTACGTTTACTACAAAGTTTTTAAAATTTAGTCTTGAATTATCATCTACTTCTACGATACAAAATATTCGAGTAATACAAGCTGGTTATAATTTAATATTTCCTTTCAGATCAGAATTTGCAAGCACTGATGCTAGTGGAAATGCTTTAAGATATT